CCTTCCTATAAGGTAGCATGTCTTCTAAGAATTTCTACGGACTGACAGGAGACGTCACCATTGATGGTGGTATTCTAAATGTTGCAAATACAAACGTATCTGGTAACGTGACTTCCACATCTTTATTAGTGAGCAATGTAGCTACACTAGGAACTACAAAAACATTTGTTGTGAGAGCCTCTGGTGGTGCATATTACATTGATGAGGATGCACGCAAATCCCTCGAACTCCACGAAGGTCAAACCTATATATTTGACCTATCTCATAATAGTCTTGCAAGTGGACCCCATCCCTTGTTATTTTCAACCGGAGGTACCGATGGTAACGGGTCGCCCTATACAACGGGTATATCATCTACAGGGTCATTGGGGACTACCGGTGCAAAGAAAACGTTTGTGGTTCCCGCGGGTACGACTTCACCTATTTACTATTACTGCACTCAACACAATGGAATGGGAGGACAAATAAGCATCACACCAGAGGCAGAACTCATCGTTTCTGGGCGTATTGTCGCCTCAGGAAATGTCGAGGCTTCCAAAATTACAGCATCTGCTAATGTTGAGGTTACAGGAAATGTAGTTGCATCTACTTTTGTCGGTGATGGTAGTTTACTCACTGGTATAAGTACGGTAACAAGTTCGGGTTTACAAGTAGTCACCGACAATAGCCCAATAACAACTAATACAATTGAATTTACAAACCCCACAACTTCCCTGAGGGCGAGTAGTAATATTGTAGCTACCGGGAATGTCACAGCCGACCATTTTATTGGTGATGGTAGCCAACTTTCTGGTATCGTAACTTCGGTTTCGTTGGAAGATGCCGTAAACACTGGTAATATAACATCAAATACCGTACAGTTTACAAACACCTCTACGTCGTTGACCGCAAGTGGTAATGTTGAAGTTGCTGGAAATGTAGTAACTTCGGGAAATGTAGAAGCGGCCTACTTTATTGGTGATGGTAGTAAACTCTCCGGTATTGTAACTTCGGTTTCGTTGGGAGATGCTGTAAATACTGGTAATATAACATCAAATACCGTACAGTTTACAAACGTTTTTACGTCGTTGACTGCAAGTGGTAATGTTGAAGTCACTGGAAATGTGGTCGCGGCCTATTTTGTTGGTGATGGTAGTAAATTGACAGGTATTTCCAGTAGTGGTGGAAGTGGAACCAGTGAGTGGACTAAAACTGTTGGTACTAATGAATTATACTACACCGCTGGTAGTGTAGGTATTTCTAATGCCAATCCCATACACGATCTTTCCATCGGATCCAACCTTTATGTTGACGACGACGCGACTGATGGTATTCTCAAAGTAACAGGAAATGTGAACGCGACATACTTTGTTGGTGATGGTAGCAGACTCGTAAATCTCCCTGAGGGTGGAGGATCATCTGCCTGGACGACGGCGACGGGAATCATACATTATCCACAGAATCCTGCAACCACTTCTATAAACGTGGGTATCATGAATAACACTCCTCAACATACATTGAGTATTGGTTCCAACCTTTTCGTTGATGATACGGGATCCAACGTCCTCGTGGTAGATGGTGATATTACAGCTGAGTCTATGTTTTTGGGTGCATTAGGTATTAAACCATCTTACCCACTTGAGACAGTCACTGACGCCGGAAATGTGACACCTCATACAATTTCATTTACTAACCCGACACTGGGTTTTACAACTGCATCCAATGTTGAAATCGGTGGAGCACTTGTTGTTGGTAAAGGTACCCTAGGTGGATCGAATTTAGAGGTGGGCAATGCTAACCTATTCGTGAATACTGAACTGACACGTGTCGGTATTGGCACCGACGAACCAGCAGCTACCCTCCACGTGAATGGTAGTCTTGCAGTAGATGGACCTTTGACATTTGGTACAGTTAATGTTGCCGCACAACATGGACTTGAAGCAATTACCGCTGTCAGTAACACTACACCCCTAACTATTGAACTTCAAAATGTAGATACATCCCTTGTGACCACTGGAAATGTGGAAGTGGGTGGGAATGTGACCGTAAGTGAAAAATTGACGGTGAGTGGGAACGTGGTGGCTAGTCAAAATATTACCATTTCCGGAAATACATTCTATACAAGCCCCATGTCCATGAGTGTAGACTCCAACGTGGTCGCCGAATACACGGGTCCCCACGACCGACCCCTGCGGAAGTACCCGGAGGTGGCTTTTCCTCTACAAGGAAGTTCTGAATCGGCTGCGAGTGGAGCTACGACTTTCACATATAAAAGTTACACAGTTACTTCGAACTCGGTGTATTCGGGTGCAAGTTATAAAATATCGAACGCATTTGATGGAACTGCCACTAGTTGGTCAGGTAATCTAGGTGATTATGATAGTAATGGAGATGTTGCCTCGGGTAGAACGGTAAATTATCTCCAAATTCAATTACCTAATGCGATTAAATTGGAAAACATAAAAATTATATCAGAAGCCAACTATGAGTATGCTAATGGACCTAGAAATATCACGTTATATGGCAGTAACAATGGTTCAAATTGGGTTACACTCAAAACAGAAACGGATTTACCATTAGATGGTGGAACAACTAACCCCGATCCACAAACAGCTGTTGTTCATGTAAATACAACCACGAAATACTTGTATTATAAACTGGAAATTTCCAAAATATACATTTCTTCGGGTAATGCCACATACGCAAGAATTGGTGAATGGGAACTCTACGGCCACGAAGAAGGTAGTGCTTCCCTAGACACCACCCTAAAGACCGTGTACAACGTGCCGGCGACCACGGGGACCCAGTTGGAGGTCTACTATGATGCGAAGGACTTGGATAATGGAAACGCCCCTACGAATCCTGTGAACCTTTCTCCTAATACTAACAATGCTACACTAGGTGGAGACCCACAGGTTTCAAATGGAGCTTTTGTATTTGACGGGACGGGAGATTACATAACCGGAACACATGGATTAAGTGTACCCGGACAACCCGTACATTCACAATGTGTATGGTTTAAGATAACTGGAGACACCTCTGATTACCAATACATTTCTATTATTGGAACAACAAATTCGACCAACCAAGCTGGATTAGTTCTATTGAATGATGGTACAACCCTTTTAGGGAATTATTATGGTGGTGATCGAGTAATCACAACAATTACCCAAAATGTGTGGTATCACGCGGTATTGGTTTATACTGGAACTACTACCGAGGCGGCTAAATATTACATTAACGGTGTGGAAGTAATTACTACCGGGTTAAGTGGAGCAGCTCCAATTACACCCACAATTACGGGTACAACCGTTAGATTAGGTGCTAACACTTCTGGTGGACAAGAACTCAACGGTTCCATCGCGAACTTCCGTCTCTACTCCAAGGCCCTGAACGCCGACCAGGTCAAGGAACTCTACGACTACCAAAAAGACTATTTCTTGGGGTCCAAGTCCCAAGTGACCCTGTACAAGGGACACTTGGGCGTGGGGGTCACCGAACCCTCGGGCCAATTGGAACTCGCGGGAGATGAGCGGATCCAAGAGTATCCTCCTAGGGCCTTGACGGGCTACGAAACGTTGGTGGAGGGGCATGGGGTGTTTTGCGCGTATGCGAGTAGTTATTATACTGCTTCAAATTATGGGTATTACCCTTTTGATAAAAATCAAACTTCGAAATGGGCCTCCCAGAATTTAGCAAATTATAATGGAACTGGACAAGCTTATTCCGCCTCTAGACAGCTTGGGACGGATACAGTAAAAGGTGAATATGTTGTATTGAAGCTCCCGTATAAAATTAAATTAAAAAGTACAAAAATTCAGACACATACCCCTAGTAGCGAAGCTGTCAAAGATTTTATAATATACGGTTCGAACGATGGCAGTACATGGTCACCTATTTTTACAAAAACAAGTGACGTGTATAACTCATCGGGAACTTCTCATGATGTAAATTCTACAGACTTTTACGATAGATTTGCTATTGTATGTACAAGAACAAATGGCTCTACTTATATTTTTGCGTTGACTGAATGGCGTCTTTTCGGCACCCCCGGTCCCACGACCCTCGATAAGGGTTCGCTGACTCTAGGAAGGTCCCTCGATGTTCCCCGCATTTCGCGGTACGACGTGGATACGGAAACCCCTAGGCCGGAGAAGTTGGTGCTGGATTTCGATACCACCGTCAATTCCTCACCCACAGATATCTCGGGGAAGGGGAATCATGGGGTGTTTAAAGGTACGAATATGAATTATTCGTCGGCCGATAAAGCATTCGTGTTTAATGGGACGGATGATTATATTCAATCTTCGCCACTAGGGTTTAACGGGGATCAGGTGCACTCGGTATCTCTTTGGTTTTGGTCTGATGTTGAACAGAGTACGTTTGGTGTTAATGAGCACGCATTGTATGGTACTGGTGGTCTTTCGTCTACTCCAGCAGAAACTGGAATTTCCATCTATAATGCATATGCACAGGTCTGGCGTGCGGCTGGAGCAACTAAATACCCTATGACTTTTAATGCAAACCAGTGGAATCATATATGTATGGCATATTCTAGTGGAGGTTCTGTAAATTCGAGACTTTGGTTAAATGGTGTTGAACTCGCACAAGATTCCAGTGTGACGAGTACTATTGCGTATTCATTTCAACCAGGTGAGTATCTGATATTGGGGACGTGGATAAATAATGCTACAGTTAATACTAGCTACACATGGGACGGCAAGATGTCCAACTTCAAACTCTACAACGTCGCCCTCGAACCCTCGGAGGTCAAGAAACTCTACAACTTGGGCCGAACCGGGCGGTCCATGGTCATCAGCGACACGGCCGTCGGGATCGGGAAAGCCCCTGAAGCCCAATTGGATGTGAGGGGGAACTTGAATGTATCAAGTTTTATCAAATATGATTCCGCGTGGTTTTACGCATATGATGGGAATACGTCTGGTACCAGCTCAAATGGGGTCGGCTTTGCTGATTATACAGGGTTTGTTCCATGGAACCTATTAAAAACTGGTTCTAAACACTTTACAACCGCTGATGGAACCGGGGGTACTACATCCGGCGGGTATTACACAGCCCCGGTTGATGGCATTTACCATTTTGATACGAGTGTACTGAATTATCCAGATGCGAGAACGCCGGGAGGTAATGACTATAGTGGGATATTTTTTTCAGTTAATGGTGATACAACGGGGACTGACGGTACTGCATATGGGTACTTCCGCAAAACCCCCGACAGGCAGGAAAGTATGAGCACATCTTCTACATTCAGATTATATGAGGGAGATATAGTTAAGGTACACATCGATCGTATGGATTGTTACACGCAAAGCCAACATGCCTTTTTCTCTGGGTATTTAGTGACTAGAATTTAATATATTCTTATTTTAAATGTCACTGAAGTGTTATATCACATCAAAGACTTTATTTGATTTATGTGG